GGCCCTCTTGCTCCAATTCCTCCACCGCGCGGGCCAGCCAGGGGTTGCCCTCGCGCGCCGGTTGTTTGACTGATTTCACAGGATGCCGCCCGCCTGACCACGCCAGCGCTTTGCCGCGCTTGGGCTTGATGGTGAGGGCTGGCCTCCCATCATGAACCGCCCGCGCATAGGGCGTGTTGGCTGAGAGCATCGCGGCATCGATGCCGTGCGGCTCGACAACGTGGGCCTTGCGCAAATCGCCTTTGTAAAAGGGCACGTTGCCTTGACGGGTCGCGATCTCGCGCAACTTTTCCGCCACCCTTAGGGTTATGGTTTGCAACCTCATGAGAGCACATCGATGGTCAAGCCACCGCCGCCACCGCCTGGCTTTGCGCGCCCATCGGCGGCAAGTGCCACGGCCCAGAAAAGGTCACCATGCCCCTCATCATTGCGCTCGGCATCGTATTTGATCGAGGTGCCGCTGGTGATCTTTTGGATCGAGTGCATTTGAGCCAGCACATCGGGATCATTGGGCAACAGGAGGCGGCGCTCCTCGGCCAGCTTGAGCACGTTCAAGGCCAGCTTGGACTTGCGCTGAGCTGAGAACCAAACGCCCTCAAAGCGCTCAGGGCTCGCGGTGTGGAGCTCCTCGGCGAGTTGCATGCCCAGGCCAGTCTTGTCCACTTTCCAGCTCTCGATTTCCATGCGGCCATCGAGCTCTTGGATTGTGTTTTTCTGGGCGTCAAATTTCATGCCCTTGTGGAGCTCATGGTGGGTGAGCGCAAAGCGATCTTTCCATCTCTTGCCATCGACCTCCTGGCCGATGATGGCGATGGCCGTGCGGTCATTGATCCGGCCAACATCGACACCGCCACGCAACCGGCCAAACTTGTGAGGCAAGATGCGCTCCTCGGTGAGTGAGTGGAGCAATTCCCAAGACAAGAGCGCTGAGCCGTTCTCGGCCCATTGGCACTCATAGAACATCGCCCAGCTCTCGCTATCAAAGAGCATGCGCAACTCATCGAGACCACCAGGCACCGGCATCCCTTGGCTGATCGCGTCTTGGATGGTGATGGTCTGGCGAGACCAGTGATTGTGCTTGTTTTTGTAGTTTGTGGCGATCTCCCAAAACATCGAGCCAGGCAAGAATGGTGTGGAGAAAATCGTGACACGGCCACCGATTGCGGTGATGCCTGGCGTGATCGCCGCAAAGAGCATGCGCTGACTGCGCACCCATGCAAATTCATCAAACCAAACATCGCCAGGCCAGCCTTGAGCGGTGCGAAAGTTAGTTGAAACCACGACAATCTCGGTGCCCATCACCACCATCTTGCTCGCCTTGTCCTCCTCGATCAGGACGCCCAGGCGCTCGGCATGGGTGCGCACATATTTGAGGATGATCTGGGCCTGGCGCTCGGATGCCGAGACCACAATCTGAGGGCGTCCAGCCATCGCGCCGAGCAACACGGCAAGCCCCACCACATAGGAGAAACCGATCTGGCGCGCCTTGAGGATGATACGAAACCGGCTTTCATCCTGGAGAAATTCGGTTTGATACCCATAGAGCCCATAGTCGGCATCCAGGACGCGAGCGAGCGCCTCAGATGAGACCGCATTGGATACGGTTGGCCGTGGCTTGGGCTTGGGTGTTAGTTTCTTAACGCGGTCCAGCGACTTGGTGAGCATGGCGAGCCGCTGGGCTTGGGCGTTGCTTGGGTTCTTGACGCGGCTCAGCCGGTGAATTTGCGCCTCGATGCCATCGGATGTCTCGCGGCGCTTGCGCAAGTCGCCACCCCAATCGCCCTTGGACGCCCAAGCGCGCACCGTGCGATCTGAGCACCCGATCTGGGCGGCGATCTCGCTGGTGCTGTCACCGGCCAGGTAGCGGGCAAGTGCATCCTCTTTTTGCGCCTCGGTGAATTTTGCAGGGCGTCCAACGCCTCTCTTGGTGCCTGAGGCTGGCTGAGGCGAGGATGGAGCTGTCAAGCGCGTTTTTTTTGGGCACTATCGCCAACGGGTGGACAATCGCCCTCAGCGGCGCTCTTTGTTTCCATTTTTTTGGCGATGGGTTTTTTCATGCGATCAGGACCGGCCCAATAGGGCCACCAAGGCATCCATTGAATTGGCTGGAGCTGAGCGCTCGATGGCGGTGCCTGAGCTCGCCTGAGCAAGATTGGCCAGCATTGGCAATAAGGCCCGCGCCTCATCGGCGGTGATGATCTTCGCATTGACCAGAGCTGGGAGGTCCTCAGCATCATCCTTGGGCGGGGTGAGATCGAGAGGGCGAAAGGCCACTTGGCCAGACTGGAGGCTGTCCTCGGTGCTACCTGGAGAAAGGCCGAGCTCTTTGAGGGTGGGCCTGAGTTGGTCAAGCATGCGGCGGCGCTTGGGCTTGAGGGTCAAGTGCTCAAAGATGAATAGCTGGCCAGAGACCTCACCGCCGCCGCCGAGCTGGCCAGCGGTCATGATGCCCAGCATGCGCGGGGGCACACCATGCGCAACGGGAACGCGATCACGCGCGGCATCGATCAGCTTGAGGAAATCACCATCTTTGACATCGGCGGTGAGGCGCTTGATGTCCACCTCGCCCTCCTCGCCTGAGGTCATGATCAGGGTCCGGTGGGCGTTGTCCATGCCCTGGTGCTCATTGCGGAAAAAGGCCTGGATTGCCCGCTTTTGTTCGGCGGATGGCGTGACGCCTTTGAACGTGATCGCATATTCTGGGATCGCGTTATTCTTGAAAAATGAGGCGTTGTATCGCGTGGCCGCATAGGCCAGCTCCAGCATGCCCTCGGCACCGATCCAAGTGGGCAAGGCATAGCGCCGCCCTAATGGGCAAGGCTCGCGCAAGTGAACAATCTCGCGAGCGGTAAAGGTCACCTTGCGCGTGTCACCATTGGGCTTGCCGATGCGCTGGAGATAGCCCTCGCGATAGCGGCTCATCGTGATGGCTGGCAACCGGCGCAAGCCGATGATGCGCTCGCCATCGTTGGACCGGATCACCTGGAGGAAGGCATTGCCATAGGTCTCAAGGTCGAGGCCCAAAAGCACAAAGAGCTCAGTGGCTCCAGTGTCGCAAAGCTCCTCGATCTTATCCGCTTCACCGATCAGCCCGCCACCAAACGCGCTCTCGGCTTTGACGTGAACGGCGCGGCCATGCTCGGCGCTGGCGCGGTAAAGCACCGAGAGATTGCGCGGCTCGATGGGCCAGAGAAACTCACCATCGAGCCCCACCTCAGCGCGCGAGCTGAGGAGCCCATCGATGTCGGATTTCTGGACCATGACGGTGCAGCTCTCGGCGGCATCATCGGTGTCGGCTGGTGGGGGTTCATCTTTGCTCATGAGCAAAGAGATACAACGCAAAACAGGGCGGCAATATCCCCCATGAGAGGGTAAAGTTTAGTTATAAACCAATGCCTTGCCACCTATCTGGCACGATGCGAGGCGATCAGGCAAGAGTGGTTAAGCAAATTGTTGAAACCAGTGGAGGCAACACCCTTGGCCAAGCTAAAAGACCTTTCTGTGAGCTTCCTGTCGCTGGTTTCAAAACCTGCAACCGGCAAGGGTCTCACCCTCAAAGCCGCCGATGGCCAGCGCCCCGCCGCTTTCGATCTCGTGGTCAAAAACGATGATATGCAACGCGCTTTCGGCATCGTGTATTCGCCGGATCAAGAGGATGCGCATGGTGACACCGCCGATGAGGTGACTATCCGCCGCGCCGCCGCCGAGTTCATGCGCGAGGGGCGTCTCAAAAACATCGACACCGAGCACTCATTTACCAGCGAGATGGCTTTTGTGGCCGAGACCTGGCTGGTGCGCAAAGGTGACAAGCTATTCCCCGATGAGCCTGAGGGCTCTTGGGCCGTGGGCATCCAGATCAATGATCCTGATCTCTGGTCACAACTGAAATCTGGCGAGCTGACTGGCATCTCCCTTGCGGGGATCGCGCGCCATGAGCCTGAGCCGGATGATCCTGGCCACCAATACTACACCGAAAAAGGCGCTGAGCCCAACTGGGTCACCCGTCTCATCAAGGCGCTAACCGGCGCGACCACCCAAGAAACTGTCGAGGAGACTGACATGAACAAAGATCAAGTCCAGGCATTGGTTAGCGAGACGCTCAAGTCTGTGCTGCCCGATGCCCTCAAGGACGCAATGAAGGCCGCTGGCACCCCGCCCGCCGCTGAGCCCACTGAGCTTGAGAAGGCCAAAGCCTTGCTCAAAGCGAATGGCATCGAGACCACCGAGCCCGCCGCCGATCCTGCCCCTGGCGAAACCGACATCACCAAAGCGGTGGATGCGGCTGTCCAAAAGGCGCTCGGCACAAAGGTCGAGGATGCCATCACCAAGGCTCTCGCCAAGGGCGTCACTGAAACCGATCCCGCCGTGGATACCCAAGAGGAGAGCTTCGTATGAGCTTCATCGTCCTAAAGGGCCAAAAGATCGATGATGTGGTCGCACTGGCCAAATCCCTGATCGGCCCCAATGACCTGGCAAACGGCGGCACACTTACGCCGCAACGTGCTGACAAGCTGATCTCGATGATCATGGCGGATACGTTCCTCGCCAAGATTAACACGGTGAAAATGGCGCGGCTTGAGCGCAATGTGGACGCCATCGATGTGGCATCCCGTCAACTGGTGCGCGTTGCCCAAGGCGCTGAGCCTGGCGCGGATCAAACGGCAAATGCTGGCGAGCACGGTGCAATCTTGCGCGCGCTCACTGTCCAGCTTTTCCCAACTCTCACCTTAGATTTCTTGCGTGAAAACAAAGACAATCCGCAGCTTTTGGCGATGGTCGAGAAAGCGTTTGTCACACGGCTCCAGAATGATCTTGTCGATCTAGGCTTTAACGGCATCAACGATGACAGTGGCGGCGCAACCCAGGCCGAGAAGTTCTTGCGCCTCAATAAGGGCTGGGTGCAGATCGCACTTGAGCACGCGGATGTGTCGAAAGTGGACATCGATCCGGCAACGGATGGCTGGAAAGCAACGCTTGCGAGCATCATGAACGCTGGTGATGAGCGCTGGCGTGAAAACTCTGCTTTCATCATGAACCTGGCCGATGCTGACGCATACGCCGAGGAGCTTGGTGCGCACGTCACTGGCACGGCCCTCACCGCTGAGAGCCCCTTGCGCCGCTACAATGGCTTGCCAATCGAGGCCAACCCGCGCATGCCGCGTGGCAAGGTTATGTTTACGCCGCTCATGAACCTGGCGCACGGCGTCCATTCCACCATCCAGCAAGACAAAGAGTATCACAAGCGCAAGCGCGTCTTGGAATACACTTTCGACATGGCGGTGGATTATGAGATCGCGGTCAAGCAAGCCTGTGTTCTCGGCAAGCCTGTCTGATCATGCCTGAGGTCGTAACCGTCACACCGGATGAGATCAGAGCCTATGCAAACCTCCCATCGGAGGTGCCAGCGGCTTTGCTCAGCAAGCACATCGCGATCGCCAAGCGTGATCTGGTCAAGGCTACTGGTGTGGCGGATGCGCCTGAGGGGCATGAGCAAGAATGGATCGAGGCGCTCACCGTGCGCGCCTTGGCCAGCGCCTTTCCCTGGCTTAACACTTTCGCGCTCGATGGCGCGGCCAAGGTGGGACGCCTGGAGGGTTCGGTGGAATACCGTTTCCTCGATGCCGATGATGTCGAGAAAAAATGCGAAAATTTGAATAACCGTTTCGATGAGCTGGTGGCCAAGATGCCCCGCGATGATGCGGATGATGAAACGCCGGATCAGGTGGGCCTCGGCATCACCTCGCTCATGGCAGTCTGAGGATCACCGATGCGCCTGCGCACCCGCCTTTCTGAGGAGCTCAAAGCCCGCCTCACCGTTCTATTGCCTGAGGCAATGGAAACGGCGTGGGACAATTCCGCCGTGCTGGTGGTGATCGAGCAACTCAAATTCACGTCCACTGGTGGGCTTGATAACGGCTGGGAGCTGAGCACCAAATTTGAGGGCGTTGTGCGCGCCGAGTTGCGCGCCAATGCCATCGATGCGCTTGAGGTCGAGCCTCTCATCGCCAACCTGGTGGCTAAGCCTGTTTTCCTAGACTTTGTGGCGGATGCCGATGTGGGCCAGCTCAGCGAGCGCGCCCGCATTGTGCTCGCCGATTGGCGTGACACCATCCGCGATCAAGATGTCGCCAGCGCATTGCGCTTTACCGTTTCCGGCCTGATCGCCTCTTATGCTGGGCCAGTTCCTCGGCCTGAGATCGTGATCAGCGGCGCGCCAGCTACCGGCCCAGGCAATGAGGCCGAGTATGGCCCGCTCGATGGCGGTGTCGAATGAGCGATTTTGAAACCCAAGAGAATGACCGTCGCCTCGCCAATATCGCTCAGATGGGCGTTGTCGAGGAGGTCAAGTTTGACAACCCGCCCAAGGCGCGGGTGCGCGTGGGCGAGCTCCTCACCGGCTGGCTACGCATGGGCACCCGCCGCGCGGGTGATGCGCATGAGAGCTGGGCCTATAGCGTGGGCGAGGAGGTCCTGATGATCTCCACATCCGGCAACATGGCCCAAGGCGTGATTGTTTGTGCGCTGGCCAATGGTGCCAACGTGGCGGCGGCGGCGGCAGGCACCTTCAGAACCACTTACCCAAGCGGCGTGATCATCGAGGTCTCTGGTGGTGCGGTAAACATCACCGCGCCTGGCAATGTGAACGTGACCGGCGATGTGATCGCCAACGGGATCAGCCTGATCCACCACGTTCATGGCGGCATCAGGCCTGGCCCTGCCGATACGGGGAAACCAAAATGAGCGTGATTGGCCTCAATTCAGACAACGGGCGCGCCATCGATGGCATGGATCACTTGCGCCAATCGGTGCGCGATATCCTCATGACACCATTGGGATCGCGCGTCATGCGCCGTGACTATGGGTCTGGGCTCTTTGAGCTCATCGATCAGAACCTCACCCCGCTCACCCTCGCGCTGATCTATGCGGCCACCGTCGATGCCTTGCGCAAATGGGAGCCGCGCTTGCGGATCACTCGCGTCCAGGCCGAGGCCTTGCCTGAGGACCTTGAGGAGGGCCGCATCTCGATCACGCTTGATGGGCAATATCTCCCAGATGGCCAAGAAATCCGGCTCGATGGGGTGGTGCTATGAGTTTCACCGCCATCAACCTGGACCGATTGCCGCCACCCATCATCATCGAGCAACCTGATTTTGCGAGCATCTTTGCCGCGCGCAAGGCTCGCCTGATCGAGCTTGCCCCAAACCTCGCGGGCGCGCTTGAGCTGGAGAGCGAGCCGCTGGTCAAGCTCTTGCAAGAGGATAGCTATCGCGAGCTCATCTTGCGCGCCGCCGTTCAAGATGCGGGCGCTGGCAACCTTTTGGCCTTTGCCACGGGTGCCGTGCTCGATCACCTTGCCGCCTTCTATGGCGTTGCGCGCCAAGTGATCCAAGAGGCCGATGCCTCGGTGAGCCCTCCCATCGAGGAGCTCCTAGAGGGTGATGCGCGATTGCGCTCTCGCGTCCAGCTTGCGCCTGAGGGTTTCACCACCGCTGGCTCGCTTGGCTCCTATACGTTTTGGGCGCTCAGCTCCTCGCCTCTGGTCAAGGATGTCGCGATCCTGGAGACCGCCACGCCTGGCGAGGTGCGCATCATTGTGCTCTCGACTGAGGCCGATGGTGAGCCGGATGCCGTGCTCTTGGGCTTGGTGGATGCCACCACGCAACCGCGCCGCCCGATCACCGATCATGTCTTGGTGGAGGCGGCGACCGTGCAAGCCTATACCGTCGAGGCCGAGCTCACCCTCTATGATGGGCCGGATGCCGAGCTGGTGCGCCTCGCATCTATTGCGGCCATCGAGGCCTTTGTCGATGCGCATCATCGCCTCGGCCATGATATCACCATCGCGGGCTTGCATGCCGCGCTTTACCGCGAGGGCGTCCAGAATGTGACCATCACCGCGCCCACCGCCACCCTTGTGATCCCAAGCGATACCGCCGCGCATTGCGGCGCGATCACCGTGACCGTGGGGGGGCGTGATGTCTGATTTTGATCGCCTAATGCCACCCAGCGCATCGCCCAGCGAGGTCGCAATCGAGACCGTTATGGCCGAGCGCACCAAAGGCATCGACGTGCCGATATCCCAGCTTTGGGATGTGGACACTTGCCCCGTCGCGCTCTTGCCGTTCATGGCGTGGGCGTTCTCGGTGGAGGTCTGGGATCATGAGTGGACCGAGGAGGTCCAGCGCGATGTGATCCGAAACTCGGTTGCGGTCCACCGCGCCAAGGGAACCCGCCAATCTGTCGAGCTCGCCCTGGGCGCATTGGGCTTTCGTGTTGATATTATCGAGGGCTGGGAGGATGGCGGTGCGCCGCACACTTTCCGCCTGGAGGCTTATGGCGATGATGTCTTTGGCGCTGGTTTTCAGATCAATGCCAAGCTCCTCGATACCGTCACGCGCCTCATCGAGAATGTTAAGCCGGTGCGCGCGCATTTCACCTTGCGGATCGGTGAGACCTTTGAGGATCAAGCCTATTTGCGCCATGCGTCCAACGCCTCCTATGTCCACCGCTTGGACCTGGAGCCAGCAACGCGCACCGCTGAGGGTGATGCAACGGCATACTTGCGCTCAGCCCACCGCATGCGCGGTGTCGATGTGCATGAGCACAAACCGGCCTCGCGGCTCGCCAGCGGTGACGCTGAGGTCGCGGCGCGTAGTGGATCGCGCCACCGCGTTACAAGCCGGATCACCCATGATTTCAATGTAAGGGAGGGCGCTGCATATGCCGTCTAAAGGACTTGAGCTGATCACCGATGTTGGTGAGGCCAAACTCAATCAAGCGCTCGGATCGGGCGTTGCGGTCAACATCACCCAAATCGCCCTCGGCGATGGTAATGGTGCAAAATATAACCCAAGCGCGGGCCAAGAGACGCTCAAGCGCGAGCGCGCGCGCCGTGACATTGATCGCCAGCACATGGTCGGCAACAATGCTTGGCGCGTCACTGTCGAGTTTGATCATGATACGCCCGCCTTTTGGGTGCGCGAGATTGGTTTCTTTGACGCTGAGGGCGACCTGATCGCGATCTGGGCCGGTATCGATATCGATGCGCGCCAGACTGGTGCCATCGACTATGCGCTTGAGCACACACTCAATCTGAGCCGCGTCAAGGATGGCCTGGTGATTATCAATGCGCCGGATGATGGGCTCTTTGATCTCGCCGCCGCCCAGGCGCACAGCACTTTCCTGATTTTCACCGAACAACTGCGCCAAGGTCTCGCCATCGAGGCCCTGCAAACAAAGGAGACCTAAGATGTCCACAAGCGCCGAACAAATCACCGATCTCATCCAAGCGGGCAACGCTTGGCAGGGAAAGGCCAATGAGCTCTTGGCTGATCGTGAGGCTCATGAGCAAGCCTATGCGGCCCTTGCCAATGACCTCAAGGGCGTTGTCGCCGATGAGCTTTATAAGGTCCGCTATGTCGATCAGCTCAATGGGTCCAATGCCAATGAGGGCGTGATCGATGCGCCGTTCCAATCATTCCAAGCGGCCATCAATTCGGTGCCTCTTGGCGGTCTTGTGCGCATCATGCTGGTGGGTGCTTATGACCTCAATGAGCTTGTGTCGATGAATGGACGGGTGATCAGCATGATAGGATCGGCTGGCACATCCTTGATCAATCTGGCGGCTGACGGTCCATCAAACGGCATTGGTTTTGCACCTGGCTTTAAGTGCGACAACAAGCGCTCGGCCTATTATCTCGGCCTGCAATCCGTGATCATCAATATGCCAGCCGCGCCCACCACCATCGGGAACGTCAATACCGGCTTCATTCATGGTGTGAACAACACAAGTTTGCGGATGTTTAACTGCATCGTAAACACGCCAGCAACGTGCAATCGCCACCTTATGAGCGATGGCGATTTTGATTTCTTGTATGTCACGTCAACGACTGTTGATGCCAACATGCCAGGCCATTGGCACAACGCGGCGGCGGCTGGCGCTGATCCCGCCACGTTCCCGCGAATTTTCACAAACCTCGCCAGCTTGTAAGGAGCGCAAAATGAATATGAACGTAATTCTGCCCAATGGGGGCACACTAATCGGAACAAATCGCGAGGCCGCAATGGCCGCTGGTTTGACCGAGGGTGCCATCGCAGAGGCCGAGGCGACACTCGCCGCCGCTGAGAGTAAAGGCTACATCCGCGCCCAGATCAACAGTAAAGCCGGTGACACATTGTCATTGCTCGGCACCACATCCGATGCCTCGACCATCGCGATCCTGGTGGGTGCATGTTTCATGGCCTCGCTGGATGAAAAAACCAGCTATAGCGCTTTCCGCACAAAGGCCAATGCGTTCATGCAAGCCATCTCTGGCGATCATGACCCCACCGGGATCGCCAGCGCGTTCCTCGCCGCTGTCCAGTCTGGGCAAATACGCTTGCCAGCCTTGGAAAAGGGCATCGTGGCGGTGCTGGCCGAGGTCACCGAGCGTGGCAACATTGTGGCCGAGGCGATCAACCCCTCAGCGCCACAAGACTGATCTCGCGAGGGGCATGAGCTCCTCGCATTTATGCCCCTTCAAACGGGCCTTGCTCTAACCAAAGGAGGCTCCCATGCCTGAGCAATTCTTACACGGCGTCGAGGTTGTCCAAATTGACACTGGCACACGTCCAATTCGCACCGTGCGATCCGCTGTCATTGGCTTGGTGGGCACCGCCCCGCTGGCCGATGCTGACAAGTTTCCGCTCAATACGCCGGTGCTAATCGCTGGCAAGCGCGCGGATGCGGCTGGCCTTGGTGCCACTGGCACCCTAGCCCCTGCCATCGATGATATCTTTGACCAATCCGGTGCGGTTGTTGTGGTGATCCGCGTGGCCGAGGGCGTCGATGATGCTGAGACCCTGAGCAACGTGATCGGCGGCACCGATGATGTCACCGGCTTGCCAGAGGGCCTCCAGGCTCTCCTCGCGGCTGAGAGCGTGGTCAAGGTGGCCCCGCGCATTATCGTGGTGCCTGAGTTCTCCCAGGAACAAGCGGTGGTCTCTGAGCTGGTGGCGATTGCGACCAAATTGCGCGCCATCATTGTCGCGGATGGCCCCAATTCCACCGATGCGGATGCCATCACATACCGCGAAAACTTTGGATCGGATCGCATCTATCTGGTCGATCCGTGGGTCAAGGTCTGGGATACTGAGACCAGCACCGAGATCGTGCGCCCAGCATCGGCCCGCGTGGCTGGTGTGATTGCCAAGTCGGATGATGAGCGTGGTTTCTGGCACTCGCCATCAAACCGCCTCATCGATGGCATCACCGGCACGGCCCGCGCCATCGACTTCACCTTGGGTGATGCGACATCGCGCGCCAACATTCTCAATGAGAATGAGGTCACCACCATCATCCAGCGTGATGGCTATCGCCTTTGGGGCAATCGTAGCCTTTCCGCTGATCCAAAGTGGGCCATGATCAAGCGCCGCCGCGTTGCTGACATGATCAACGAGAGCATCATGCAATCGCACTTTTGGGCGATTGATCGCAATGCGGATCGCACATATTTCGAGAATGTGGTCGATGGCGTCAACGCCTATGGCCAGCGCATGATCGATGTGGGTGCCTTGGTGGGTTTCAAGTGCTGGGCAAATCAAGAGCTCAACACCCCTGAGGCGCTTGAGGATGGCAAGGTCTACTTTGACTATGACTGGGTAGAGACGCCAACCGCCGAGCACATCACTTTCCGCTCAATGATCAACAATGGCTACCTCACCGAGGTCCTGCCAACCGCCTAAGGAGGGCGAATTAAATGCGTGATATTCTGCAATATATGGGCCTTTTCGTGGATGGCCGTGGCTACTTTGGCGAGGTCAAAAAGGTCGAATTGCCAAAGCTGACAATGGCCACCCGCGATTTCTCGGCCTCTGGCATGGCTGGCCCGATCAAGGTGCGCATGAGCCGCTTGGCCAATGCGCTTGAGATGAAACTCAATTTCGACACCATGCCGCGCGAGCTCTTTGATGTGCTCTCGGTCTCTGAAGGCGAGGAGTTCCCTTTCCGCGTCAAGGGCTCGGTGCAAGGTGCCGATGGCGTCACGGTTGCGCATGAGATTGTTGCGCGTGGTTTCATCGAGGAGCTCGATGAGGGCTCATGGGAGGATGGTGCCGAGGCACCTTTCGCCCAAACGGTGAGCTTGCGCCACTATGAGCGGTGGGTCGATGGTGTCGAAAAATGGGTGGTCAACCCAGTCGGCATGATCATCCGGCGCAATGGTGTCGATCTCTTGGCTGATCACCGCGCCAATATCGGGCGCTAATCCCGCCGATCCCAGCCCGATCCGCCGCCGTTAGGTGAGCGGGTCGGACTTCCAGAGACTTCCACAACCTTCCAAACATGAGGACCATGACATGGCCAAACTTAACACAATCGACCACACGCTGATCCACCCTGGCACCTTTGGTGGCGTCGAGATGACTGAGATCAAGTTGCGCCGCCCCAAGGGTGGCGACATGCGCAAGGCATTGAACCTCACCGGCGCGGGCGAGATCACCGCGAGCATGATTGTCAATCTCGCCGAGATCACACCCGCCGCGCTCGATGAGCTGGATGGCGAGGATTTCATGGCGCTCTCGGCCATCGTGGGAAACTTTATGGGCAAGCAAAGCGCTGGGACGCCCAAAGCTACCGCGCCGTAACGCTTTTTCTAGGTCGCCATTTTCATTGGCGGCCTAGTGACTGCGATGAGATGCCGATGGATGAGCTTGCGGCATATTTCGAGGATGCCAAAAAGTTCCTAAAGATTGAAAGCGAGACAAAATGATCCCCTCCATTGGCGTCGATGTCCTGGTCTCACTGGCCGATCAGATCACGGCACCCTTGCGCGATGTCGAGGGCACAATCGCCAAGGCCAGTGAGCGGATGAACAACCGCCTAGCGCTGTCCATGAAATTGGCTGGCGCTGGTGCCGTTGCGGGCGTGGTCGCTGAGGGCACCCGCCGCATGATCACTGGTTTCACCGATGGCATCCGC